GCTCTTTAACACACTTCGCCTACAAATAATCTTCACAAACGCAAGCACGAATTTCTCCGTACAGACACTCAATTATTTATACTTTTTGGCTAGATCCTTATTTCAGAGGAGGACCTTCGCAACCTATACATAAAACCTCAAAATAGCATAGGCGGGGTTTAGTACGCTAAACCAAGCGTGGAGTTTAATGTCATCCGGGACAGGGTTCAATCAAAGCTGCGACCACATCATGGTAGGAATGGATACAAAGTATCCAAAATTACCATCATCTTTCGCTGCTCTCGTTAGATTTACTTTAGGATATGTACCATTAATTATGGTAGAATCCCAAGAGAATGTTACTCCCCATTGAGTACTCGTAACATTGGGTAATGCACGCGCGGGTGTCGTGGGAGAGACCATGGAATCAACTGCGTTTCTGTTTACAAATTGGTGATATTGTGGAACAGACACTTCAATAAAAGGTTCATTACTAATAGTGGCCATATGATACTGAGTATGATACCCAATACTATTCGTGTCAGAAGTTGACGCATCTAAAGCTGCAATATCATAATTCGTAAATGTTGGTATTGAAGCAGTAGAGTCCAAAAAGTTCATTTCGGCCATCACAGTAGGACCTATATCGTAGGTACCCATATAATTTGTCTTCATTTTTAAATTCGCTCCACCTCTAGAATAGAGAAACATTGAGCTCATTAAGCCATAAAGATCAATCATAGGATAGTCTAAAATAGATATAGCTCCCAAAGAATTATTGAAAGGCTGCCACGCAAAAGGAAGCACATTAATCTTGTTTTCACCAAGATTAGGGCTCTGCGTGATACCTGGGGCAATATTTCCATGACGCTTTATCAAAGATCTGAAAGAGATAATTTTCTCTCCAATACATGCTTCTGCAAACATCGTGTTAGGTGGTTCAACATGTGAGTTACCAATGTTTACCACTTCAGATTGATTCGGTGGTGGACCTGATTGAGTAATGGTCCTTGACTGTGGAACACAATAATATGCGGGTGTCAACTTCATATTAGGTATAGGCACCGCAAATTCAATATCGGGTCCACAGCTCATTTCTACAAGTATTTTTATAGATTGAGAAACTGTACTAGGGGCAATTAGAGGGTCTACCACATAGACAAAGATACCTCCGACTTTCCAGTCTTTAAGGGTGCCAGTATTCTTATATGGTGAAGTTGCTGTATACGGTACTGTAATAGTAAAAGTATCACAAGTTCTAATATCAATAATTTCCCTGTGCAAATAATCAGATGTAGCATAAGTAGCTCCAGTAGTACTAGTTCTTCCTTCCTCAGGAGAAAAACAAATTGCTAGTCTTCCAGAATGAAATTCTGTTTTAACTACCTTGAAAGTATATTGCATACTCCCTCTCCACATTCTGAATTGAGATGCAACAAATTGACATGGCACTAAATCTTTAACAGATCTACCATTGTCTATTCGTGTTGTTTGCAATGCTGACGGACTCACTTCTAATACAGAAAGAGTTGTACCCGCTGGCATTGTAGTGTACGTTTCCCAGTTTATTGTGGATACATAGCCTGGTCTCATTGCCATAGCCGTAATTGACATTTCATCTATATCGGTACCAGCAAAACCTGGTAACACAGAAACTGCATTATCTGTCTGAGCTGATAAAGGCATAGAATTATCAATAGCATCAACATTAGTTGCATAAGCCACAGTATTTCTGTTATATCTTTTGACTACTCCTAAATTAATAGGCTTAGACCAACCGAAAACAGAAGCTACTCCACTAAGCAAATTGGTGCTCCATGACAATGACGTAGCATAAGGGGTAAGGAAAGGAACTACTGATAGCATATCAGAGGCCTTACTTACTTTACTTAATGCAGAAGATATTGGACCTACTCCTTTAGCTTTAGCCTCTTCCTCTGAAGGGTTACCTTTTGAGGAACGCTTTATAGCTAAGGACTGTGGAACAGCAGCGGCATACGTTACTACATCTTCTAGGTGACACCAAAGTGTATACCCAGCTGTAGTAATACCAGAGGCTGCTACCAGCGGTTCGTAGGGCCAAATCTGTAATTGACCTAAAGTACCATACTTATTAGAATCAGAAATAGAAGAGATCGGAAAAGCAGTCATAACACTAGAGTAAGGTACTCTAAGTACTACAGACGTTTGCGAAGCAATATCTAATTCAACATGAGGTAATTGAGTTCGGGCTTGTCTAGAGTTGGTATGCATATCTACCCACACTGACGTTCTGCCTTGAATTCTAGAACCTCCGCCAGTAGGGCACCATGTTAACATGTATCTGCCTTGCTGAAATCTAGAAGCATTCACTTGTAAAGTAAAAACCATAGTAAATCTCAAACCAAAATTTCCTCGTAATTTGTCAGTCCAAATAGGCTGAGCAAACAAGGAGTCTTCTGGATGAGATTGACTATATATTGCAATAGGCGTAGTATCTGTAGTAGATAAATTGCCTTGTTGCAACACAATAGGTTTCTCAAAAAACGATTTGATTGATTGTTGAGTTGTTGGTGAATTGAAGGACAACAGGTTCTCCATAGTACTAGCAGCTTCGCCACTAGTAGCTTCCACCTGCACATTCACTCCATCATCTTTAAGATGAGTAGTTCCTGCACTTGCTGAAGGACCCAATTCATATTGAGTCTCGTGAGCGACGTTTAAGGGTACGCCGGAAACCTCTGAGGGTGTTGTTGTCGCAAGTCGTTGTAAGATGTAACGATGACTCAGTCATTACAAATTGTGCTCTATCCTTGGATTGTGGTAGGACTGCTACCGCCCCATCCTAGTTAGTAGGCTTAAATAAGCCAGGGCGTTATGTTCAAAGGGAATACACTCGATTTAAAATAGAGCGTGGGTATTCGAGTATAAGCATCGCTGTGAACACCTTGGAGCTTTTATTGCCGTCTCCGGGCAGGCGAGTTTAGGGTCATCCTGGGACGGGGTTCTCTATCTTAGAGAATGAAGTGAGAATTTAATACTCTGTCCCTAACGAATCTATAAGAATCGGTAAGTTCAGGTATGTCATCATAACTTCTCCCTCCATCAATAAAGAATTGTTTAATAAGTTTTCTATATTTTTCAAATACTTCATGTCCATGAAGCGAAAGCTCTTTCAGAGTTTCCGAAACATTGGACTTAAAAATAGGTATAAACATAGTTTTCTTACTCCATTGACATATCTCTAAAGCTACATCTATACGAAGTGGAGCAATCCATAATCCTCGGCTTTCACTATAACGAAAAGATCTTTTTAAGAATTCTAAATCTTTTATAGGTCTAGTTTTAGATACAGCTAATCCCTTTTGGGCAGTTGTATATCTCAGACCTAACGAACTCATATCTTCACTTAGTGTTAACTGATTAAAACTATCAACAATGGCTGGCGAGATAGACCATACATTATCATCACCTAAGACATAAAGGGTCACATGATCATAAAATCTTGAATACCAGAACTGTTTTTGCTTGTAAAAACAATATCTAAAAGATAATAGGTTGTATAAGCAATTTAAAAAAGTTGTAAATGGATTTCCGGACGGATTTCCAGAATGCTGTTCATATATTATATTTCCATAAATATGTCGTGCAAACATAATTTCTTCAAAGAGTTTACGTCTTATCATATTGTTATGCTCATCTTCATCTCCTATTATTCTAATAACCATCTCAGAAATTTCGTTGATTACTACTGCCAAAAGAGATCCATCGAATCCTTTATAGTCACCGTCTCCACCTTCTGGGTTACGATCATATAATAAATTATACATCATGTGCCAATCTTTAGAATACGCGTTCACTCCCACAGCACAACCATTAGAAATTTTATTATCTGTCATCCATTCAATGAACGTACCAAAGTACATTTTAAATAGAGTACAAAAATCCAGAGATGCACCATTAAATCCTCGTGAAGCTCCTGTCAAAACTTTTGCATAAGATCTTCGTTCATCCTTAAGATTATCCGTAAAGAGTATTAATGGACGTTCATTTTTAGAAAATTTTATAACTATATCGTCCAACAAGTTCTGTAGCGTTTTAAGACCTGGATTGGTCTCGTCACGAGAATGTTGGTAAAATAGAGTCTTTTTCAAATTAGGATGTGTAATCTTTAGAGGAAAACCTATCGAAGATGAAGCATTCATAGATTTTATACTGCTTCCAGGAATACCATATAGTGCTTCTGTAAGAGACAGAACTCTAAAATCGTGATTTTTCGAACTTTGATTAATAAGAAAGCTTTCTAAATCTTCAATAGATCTAGCTAGTACTTCTTTATCAACTACCACAGGTTCACATTTATACTTTTCTAACATAACATGATATGGATTTATCTCCACACCATCACGTGTTATTGTGCGTAACAGAGCTGGGGCAGTCAAAGGAGTGTTATAAACTGGTTGCGAGTGCAATGGAGATTTGCGTATCTCCGACCAACTACCCGTAATATTAGCTCGTCCCTCTGGATCTCCTCCCATAACTTCAAAAGTTTTCTCAATTGCTATCTCTCGATTTTGTGGGGTGGTGAAAATGGTAGTATCAGATGTTTCATTGACAATGTCTGTACATAGGTCTAAAATTTCTTTAGTTACTATAGTACAGAATCCAATTCCTTCCAAATCTAAAGCGGAAACATGAATCCCTAAAATTCTTCTGTTCCCAAGTCTTTCGACTCTAGCTATCAAAGGAGCACCACAATCTCCTTCCTCGGTTAAACCTTGGTACTTGATTGTTCTGGTTAAGAAGTACTCTTCGTCAGCTACATTATATATTACATTTATTTTATTAGCTACACTATGGGAACTTATAATACTGGTTTTTCTATGTGGAC